GTCTTCATGAGGCCTCGCTCTACGACCGCAATTCTTTCATTACGCTGACTTATGATGATTCACATCTACCCGCTGGTGGTTCTTTGTCTTATCCTGATTTTCAACGCTTTATGAAACGTTTACGTAAACGTGTTGGTTCTCGTGTCCGGTTTTATGCTGGCGGCGAGTATGGTGAACAAGGTACTATCCGTCCGCACTTTCATGCTTGTTTGTTTGGATATGATTTTCCTGACAAGGTGTTTTATAAGAATTCTTCGTCTGGTGAGCGTCTCTATACTTCCAAGCTTCTCGAATCTCTTTGGCCTTATGGCCTTTCGTCTATTGGTGATGTTACCTTTCAGTCTGCTGCTTATATTGCTCGTTACTGCGTAGCGAAGCGTACTGGTGACGCTGCTAAGGAGTGGTACGCGTGTGATGAATTTGTCGATGAGACTGGCGAGATTCGTACTTCTGTGACCCCTGAGTTTAATCGGATGAGTTTAAAGCCCGGTATTGGCTCTCGTTGGTTGGAGAAATTTCAAACCGATGTTTATCCTCGTGATTATGTCGTGATTAATGGGGTTAAAGTTAAGCCCCCTAAGTATTACGATATTCTTTTCGAGCGTGAAAACCCCGGTGTTTTTTCGGATATTGTTGCTGGTCGTGAGCTGGATATGGCTAATTTGGTCAAACGTGACCATTTGGAGTTCTGGCCTGATCGTTTGTCTGTTAAAGAGCGTGTGAAGCTCGCTCAATCTTCTCAATTGAAAAGGAATTTTTCATGATGCACCGCAATCGGTCTGTTGACCCCCATCGCTTTGCGATGATTCCTCAAGCTGACATTCCTCGTGCTGCTTTTGACCGTCAGTTTACTCATAAGACTACGTTTGATGCTGGTTATCTTATTCCAGTTTATGTGGATGAGGTTCTTCCTGGTGATACGTTTAATCTTAAGATGACTGCGTTCGCTCGTTTGTCTACTCCTATCTTTCCGGTCATGGATAACATGTATCTGGATTCTTTCTTCTTTTTTGTCCCTAACCGCTTGATTTGGAACAATTGGCAGAAATTTATGGGCGAGCAAGTCGATCCTGGTGATTCGACTGATTATCTTGTTCCTCAGCAAGTTTCTCCTGCTGCTGGTTATGCTATCGGTTCTTTGCAGGATTACATGGGATTGCCCACTGTTGGTCAAGTTACTGCCGGCCAGACGGTTTCGCATTGTGCTTTTTGGCCTCGTGCTTATAATTTGATTTGGAATGAATGGTTTCGCGATGAGAATCTTCAGGATTCTGCTGTTGTAGATCGTGGCGATGGCCCTGATAGTAGTGCATCAACTAATTATGTTCTTCGTCGTCGTGGTAAACGACATGATTACTTTACATCTGCACTTCCTTGGCCTCAAAAGGGTGAGGCTGTTTCCTTGCCTTTAGGTACTTCTGCTCCCATTAAATGGGATATTTATGAAGGTTCTACCGCTGCCCAAGATAAGTTTGTAGTTTTGCAGAACGGTAGTGGTGGTGCTATGAACCCTGCCAAATATGGCAATACTTATGGTTCTGACACTGCTTCTATTGGTACTTCAACTGGCGGTAATCTTTATACTGATTTGTCTGAAGCTACTGCTGCGACTATTAACCAGCTTCGTCAGTCTTTCCAGATTCAGAAGTTGTTAGAGCGTGATGCTCGTGGTGGTACTCGTTACACTGAGATTGTTCGTGCACATTTTGGTGTTATTTCTCCTGATGCTCGTTTGCAGCGTCCTGAGTATCTTGGTGGTGGTTCTTCGCCTTTGATTGTTAATCCTATTGCACAAACTGACGGTACTGGTGCTTCTGGTACTGATACTCCGCTTGGTACTTTAGGTGGTATTGGTACTGTTTTGACTAAGGGTCATGGTTTTACTCAATCGTTTACTGAACATGGTGTAGTGATCGGTCTTGTTTCTGTTCGTGCAGACTTGACTTATCAGCAAGGTCTGCCTCGTATGTGGTCGCGTTCGACCCGTTACGATTTCTATTTCCCTGCTTTTGCTATGCTTGGTGAGCAGCCTGTGTATAACAAGGAAATTTACGTTACTGGTACTTCCACTGATGACCAGGTGTTTGGTTATCAAGAGCGTTGGGCTGAGTATCGTTATAAGCCTTCTCAGATTTCTTCGCTTTTCCGTTCTACGGCTGCGGGCACTATTGACGCTTGGCATTTGGCCCAGCGTTTCGATAATTTGCCTACTTTGAATAGCACGTTCATCGAGGAAACTCCTCCAGTTTCTCGTGTTGTTGCCGTAGGTTCCGAGGCTAATGGTCAGCAATTTATCTTTGATTCGTTCTTTGATATTAAGACTGCTCGACCGATGCCGCTGTACTCTGTGCCTGGTTTGATCGACCATTTCTAATATGGGACTTTTTGACGCTCTTGGGTCTGCTTTGGGTGTTGCTGGTAGCTCTTTGGTTAGTCCTGTTTTTTCGCTTGCATCTGGTTTGCTTGGCAATAAGATGTCTGCTGATCGTCAGGAATCTGCTAATGAGTTTTCTGCTTCTCAATTTGCTACTCGATATCAAACTACTACTAAGGATATGCAGGCTGCGGGTCTAAATCCAATGCTTGCTTATTCACAAGGAGGGGGTAATGCCCCTTCTTCTGCCATTGCTGCTGCTAATATGCCCGATATTGGTTCTTCGTTTGTTCAGTCTAGGATTGCTTCTGCTCAAGAGGCTAATTTGGCTGCTCAGACTCGTAAAACTAATGCTGAGGCTAATGTTGTTGAGCAAACTGGTATTGATTCTGCGAAAGCATCTATTTCTAATCTGCTTTCTCAGTCTGGTTTAAATCTTGAAACGCAAGGTCGTGTTATCGCTGAAACTGAAAAGATTGGTTCTGAGATTCGCAATCTTCAGTCTACTGATCAACAGATTCATGCCATGATCCGTAATCTTGCCGAGCAAAATAAGTTATTGAAAGCACAAGGTATTGAATCTGCTGCCCGTGCTGCCATGCTTGGTGCTCAGGCTCGTTTAATTACTGCTGAGGCTCGTATTCAAGGTTTTAACATTGACGCTATTATCCAGTCTGGTGGTGTTGGTCGTCTTGCTCGTGAAGTTAAGCCGATTTCCGATATTGCTAATGATTGGGTAGAAACTGCTAAGTTTTGGAAAACCAAAACTAAAAATACTACTGGAACTATTTTCGATCGTGAAGGTAATGTTTCTGGTGGTTATTCTCGTTCAACTGTTGAAAGGTAAATCATGTTTGTTCGTTCTGCTTATAACTATGACCGCAATTTGGCTTCTGTTGAATCCGGTCTTGTGTGTGATGATGACTCTCGTGCCGTTCAGTCGGCTGAGGAGGAATCTAATATCAACACCATTGTTCGTCGTTTTGGCATATCTGGTCGTTTGCCTGACCAGGTTGCTATGCCTCGTTCTGGTGATTTCACTAATGCTCCTGACTTCCATACTGCTATGAATTTGGTTCGTCAGGCTCAAGAAGAGTTCGTTCGTGTTCCTTCTGATGTACGTGCTCGTTTCCGTAATGACCCTCAGGAGTTTATGAATTTCTTCGAGAATCCTGACAACTACAATGAGGCGCTTAAGTTGGGACTGGTTAATGCTAGACCTCCGTCGGGTACTCCCGATGGAGGCACGCCGCAGGCGTAATCTGTCAATAGGTGTAAACACCTAGCCCGCTTCGGCGGGTTTTTTGTTTTTTTGTGTTATATTTCGTTTTGTGCGTTGTTGCACTGTTTTTTGGAGATGTTTTATGGAACTATCTAATGTTGACCGTCAGGTCATTCGTCAAGCTTTGTTGCTGCGCCAGGCGCAGCTTCGTCGGTCTATCAATAATGAAACCGACATGTCTATCATGGCTATTCGTCAAGAGCAATTTCGCCATCTCGACACTCTTATCAATTCTTTTCGTGGAGATTCCAAATGATTCAGATCATTCTTTCTGTCAAGGACACAGCTGCTCAAGCTTTTGGTCGTCCTATGTTTCTTCCTTCATCAGCCGTTGGCGTTCGTTCGTTTCGTGATGAGATCAATCGTTCGGATGCTAACAATGAGATGTACAAGCATCCTGAGGATTTCGAGCTGTATGAGCTTGGTACTTATGATGATTCCACTGGAATTATTGAGTGTCCGGGACCCCGTTTGGTTGCTCGTGCCAAGGACTTGAAAGAGTCCGTTTAAGGGTGTATAACCCGTTCTAGGCCAGTTTCCACTTGATGTAACTGGCCTAGGTGACACCTTCTATGGTGTCTTCTTTGTCTAACTTTGGAGCCTACTATGAAACCTGTCAATCGTCGGCCTGTCAATAAGTCTATCGCTGCCCGTAAGTTCGGTGCAGATACTAGGACTGTGGCGGCTGCTAATGTGTCTGTAAACCCCATGCGTGGGGGTTGGCGGCTGTAAATGCCCTGTTACCACCCTATGCCTGCGGTGCGGATGGGTGATGGCTCGGTAAAGTTTGTGTCTAGGAATAAAGCTGGTGTTGAAGGAACCCTTGAACTTCCCTGCGGTCAATGTATCGGTTGCCGTTTGGAGCGTTCGCGACAGTGGGCTATGCGTTGCCTCCATGAGGCCTCGCTTTATGACCGCAATTCTTTCATTACGCTGACTTATGATGATTCACATCTTCCCGCTGGTGGTTCTTTGTCTTACCCTGATTTTCAACGCTTTATGAAACGTCTACGTAAACGTGTTGGTTCTCGTGTTCGGTTTTATGCCGGTGGTGAGTATGGTGAGCAAGGTACTATCCGTCCGCACTTCCACGCTTGTTTGTTTGGATACGATTTCCCTGATAAGGTGTTTTATAAAAATTCTTCGTCTGGTGAGCGTCTCTATACTTCTAAGCTTCTCGAATCTTTATGGCCTTACGGCCTTTCGTCTATTGGCGATGTTACTTTTCAGTCGGCTGCCTATATTGCCCGTTATTGTGTAGCGAAGCGTACTGGTGATGCTGCTAAGGAGTGGTATGCCTGTGATGAGTTTGTCGATGAGTCTGGTGAGATTCGTACTTCTGTGACTCCTGAGTTCAATCGGATGAGTTTAAAGCCCGGTATTGGCTCTCGTTGGTTGGAGAAGTTCCAAACCGATGTTTATCCTCGTGACTATGTTGTGATCAATGGGGTTAAAGTTAAACCTCCTAAG